TGGTGGTACTGGCTCAACAGCAACAACGTTTGTTAATGCAGCTTCTAATGTAACGGGCGCTTTACCAGTAGCTAATGGAGGTACTGCTTTAACCTCTGGATTTGTTAATGGTGGTGGTGTAACAGAAGCTGACCAATGGAGAATAACTACAAGTTGGAATGGAACTTCAAACCCTATAACTGCTAACTGGGAAAGAAACGATACTGGTTTCGATAAAATTGGAACAGGTATGACACAAAGTTCAGGTAACTTTGCTTTTCCATCAACAGGTCTTTATCACATACAATTTAATATTCTTGCAAGTAAAAGTAGCGGAGATACACAATATAATGCGCAAAAAATATTTTTAACTACAGATAATTCTAGTTATAACGAAAGAGCTACAGGCTATAGTTTTATAAATGAAGCTGGAGGAGAAACTTATACTTCTAGTCATTGTCAACTTATGTTTGATGTAACTAATACTACTAATTGTAAAGTTAGATTTGGAGTAGTAAATCAATCTGCTACTGATTTTTATGGAGATACTACTCGTAACACAACAACAGCAACATTTTTTCGTTTAGGAAGTACATAAAATGAATAGACCAAATCACATAGAAGATGCTTTAATTAAAATGCACAGCAATCAATGGTTTACATGGACAGATAGTAAAAATAAAATTTATGCTAATCTTAGACTTACAGAAAAAGTTGGCGTTGATGGAAACATTATAGATAATCCAGTAACAGAATTACCTACTGAAACAGAAGTAAATACAAAGCTAACAGAATTACAAGACGCCTGGGACACGGCTAATACATAATGTTTTACGGCGCAACTGCATTTTCTGAAGTTGCATTCAGTGAGACTATCCGTCATAATGCAATAGTAGCTGTTTCAGGACAGCAAGCAACTATTACTGTTGGAAATGTTACAGTAGGAGCTGGAACAGTAGTTATACCTACTGCTCAATTATTAAATGCTACTCTTAATAGTGTAGCTGGAGTTACTGGTACTGCTTTATTNACTGCTCCAGATCAGCAATTAAATATAGGTCAAGGCGACCTTAATATTATTATAGATGGACCAGTTGTAGCTCAAGGACAACAATTAAATATAGCAGCTTCTTCTACTTTCTCCGTTAATACAGGGCAAACGATAATACCTTTAGGTCAACAACTTTCAACTGCTGCTGGAAATGTTTTAGTCAACATTCCTAATAATATTTTACTTAACGGGCAACAATTAGGAACTAGCGTTGGTAATGTTACTATCGCAAGTGGAGTAGTTTTAACTGCTACTGGATTAGATGGAACTGTAAGAGTAGGAAATGTTACTCAAGCTACTAATCAATTCATTGCAGCAGGGAGTCAAAATTTAAGTGCCCTAACTGGAAATGTTACAATTAATCGTGATCAAATACTGTCAATTTCTGGAATTTCTGCTAATATACGAGTTGGTTCAGCAATTTTCTGGGATCCAGTGGTACCGGGCGTAAATAACCAATGGACGAATGTAAATGCGACAACTACTAATACTTGGACGAAAATAAATTAAGGATAAATAAAAATGGCATCAACATACACTGCAAGACTAAAAATGGAAGTTATGGAAGCCGGTGCCAATTCTGGTACTTGGGGAAATAACACTAACGATAATTTAAAAGTAATAGACGCATCAGTAGGAGGATATTTAAGTAAATCAGTATCTGGTAGTGCTAACGTTACTTTGACTACAGCGAATAGAGACCCTGATGTAGAAACAACAAATGAAGCTGGAAATAAAGTAATAGATTTTAATGGCTCATTATCAGGAAACATTTATGTATTTTTACCAGCGATAGAAAAAGAATATACATTATTTAATAACACTTCAGGTTCTTTTACATTACAAATCGCTCCAACTGGGCATGCTGCAAATAATATAACTTTAACTCAAGGTGGAACTACTTCTGTTTATGTACAAAATGGAACTAAAGTTATAGACACTATGGGAGCAAATGTAGGAACTTCTTCAACTACTTATATAGGAAATGGAACTAATTTAACTGGGATACAGCCTTTTGTTTCAGGTACTAAAATGTTATTTCAACAATCTGCTTCTCCAACTGGTTGGACAAAAGAAACTACTCATAATAATAAAGCACTGAGACTTACTACTGGATCAGTAACTACAGGAGGAAGTCAAACTTTTACTGGAGCATTTACTAGTCAAACTGTATCTATATCGGGAACAAGTGGATCAACTGCAGTAACGATAACTGGAAGTACAGGAAGTCATACTTTAGCTTTAACAGAAATACCATCGCACAGACACTTATCGGGAGGACATGTTGAGTTTGGTACTGGAGATAGTGTAAGTGCAGGAACTCGAAATACCGGTAACGATGGTGGAGCAAAAAGATTTTACACTGATTATGTAGGTGGAGGAGGTGGTCACTCTCATACTAATGGCACATTAGCTGGAGCTGCACACACTCATTCTTTCTCTGATACCGACACTGTCGATTTAGCTGTTCAATATGTAGATGTAATTATAGCAGCTAAAGATTAATATGAAATTAGAGGTAAAAGATAATTGTCCTTTAAATAATTTTGAACCATGTAAAAAATTTGATTGTGCTTGGTTTATACAAATAAAAGGAATGCATCCTCAAACTGGAGAAGATATAGATGAATATGGTTGTTCTATGGCTATGCTTCCAATGTTAATGATAGAAAATTCTAGACAAACTAATCAAGCTGGTGCTGCAATAGAGAGTTTTAGAAATGAAATGGTACAAGCTAATAAAGATTTAAATATAAAAATAATTGAGGCTAATAATAAGAAACAGATAAAATAATGGCATATACTAATGTAAAATTTATAGGCGGTATAAATAAAGAAACGACAGAATATGGTGCTGAGGGTCAATGGGTTGATGGAGATAAAATACGTTTTCGTTATGGCCTTCCTCAAAAAATAGGAGGTTGGGTTAAAGCTTCTACTTTCGCTTTAATGGGAGTAGCGAGAGGTTTATTTAGTTGGTTCGATTTAAGTGGAACTCGTTTCGCTGCTATTGGAACTAACAGAAAAGTTTATTTATTTGAAGGCGATAACTTTTATGATATCACTCCTATAAGAGCTACATTTAATACACAAAACAATTGTTTTACTACTACTAATGGATCAGCTATTTTTACAGTAGCAGTAACAAATCATGGTTGTATCGCTGGTGAATTTGTAACTATTAGTGGAACTACAAGTTTAGCAGGTACAACTAGTTTTACTGCAGCTAATTTTAATCAACAATTTGAAGTGCAAACTGTTATTAATGCCGATAAATTTACTTTAACGATGGCAACTAATAATACAGAAACAGCAGCGGGAATAACTACTAATGGAACAGCTAGTTTTGTTTTTCAATTAGAAGGTGAGCCTGCAACTCAAACTTTTGGGTATGGTTGGGGAACTAATACATGGGGCACTTCAACTTGGGGTACAGCTCGTTCTACATCTAATGTTATTCTTGACGCAGGGATATGGCATTTTGATAATGCTGGTGAAGATTTATTTGCGTGGTTAAAAAATGGTGGATTATATAAATGGGATACTAGTGCAGGAGTAGGAACTCCATTAACGATAGTAACTAATGCTCCTACTAAATCTGTAACTGGATTAATTTCTACTCCAGATAGACACGCTATTTGTTTTGGAACTACTTTAATTGGAAGTACTACTCAAGATAAAATGTTTATTCGTTGGTCTAGTCAAGAAAATTTTACAACGTGGACTCCGGGAGTTACTAATACTTCGGGCTCTCAACGATTAGGAGAAGGAAGTAGAATCATCGCAGCGCAGTCTACACGTGGTGAAATATTAGTCTGGACTGATACTGCTTTACACTCAATGCAATTTATTGGTCCTCCTTATATTTTTGGATTTAGATTATTAGGAACAGATTGTGGGCTCGTTGCTTTAAATGCAGCAGTAGTAGTAAATGATAAAGCTTATTGGATGGCCGATGGTAGATTTATGACTTACGCAGGGGCAATACAAGAAATACCTTGTAGCGTAAAACAGTATGTGTTTAATGATATTAATAGAACTCAATACTCGCAAGTATATGCAGGAGAGAATAATCAATTTAATGAAGTAGTTTGGTATTATTGTTCTGCTAGTAGTAGTGAAATAGATAGATATGTTATTTATAATTATGTAGAAAACGTATGGTATATAGGTAATCTAAATAGAACTGCATGGATAGATAACGCAGTATTTCAACAGCCTATGGCTTTAAATTTTAGTCCTACGTCAACAGCAACAACACAAGATACTATCTTCGGAGCAACTGCAGGTCGTTCATTTTTATTTAATCATGAATCAGGAACATCGGATGATGGCGCTATTTTAGAATCAACTTTAACGAGTGGTGATGCTGATATTGCAGACGGTGATACTTTTACTTTTATTAGAGGGATAATTCCTGACTTTAAAAACTTAGCCGGTACTGTAAAAATGGTTGTTCAATCTCGTGATTTTCCTGCGGATTCTCAGACGACTACGACTAACTTATCAGTTACTTCTTCTACTAGATTAGTGAATATGAGAGCACGTGGACGGCAAGTTTCGCTTAAAATATTTAACGATACTTCTACTAGTGATAACTGGAGATTTGGTACTTTACGAATGGATACAAAACAAGATGGTAGAAGATGACTTTTAAACCACCTCCGAGTTTACCTATTGCAATAGAAGGTCAAGATATAATAACTACTATAAATGTTACTAGTAGCACATTAGAAAGATACTTAACTCAAATAAATCAAGCTGCAGCAATTGGTTATTCAACTTCGAATATAACTGAAACAAAGACATTAAATGGCTCTACAGCAAGTTTAAATGACGTTATTAATGTACTTGGAACACTAATAGATGTATTAAAAACTAAAGGATTATTAGATGATTAAATTAAGAATAGCTAAAGATACNGANACNCATGAAATAAGAGAACTTTTAAAAAAATGGCTAATTGAAACAAAACTTAATTTTGGACAAACAAACAATAGTAAAGCAAGTGAAAATATATTAGAATACATACGTCAACACTTTGTAGTAGTAGCAGAGCAAGACGATAAGATTATTGGAAGTATAGCAATGGCAAATTGTGATACTTGGTACACTGATAAAGCTTTTTATAGAACGTTATGGTTTTTTGTAGATGAAAAGAAAAGAAATCCTAATATCGCTAAAAGTTTATTGGATTTTGCAAGAGAGTACGCAAAAGGAAGAAATACACCAATGATTTTAGAGATTATGCAAGGTAAAGATATGGAGAGAAAACATCAATGGGTTACACGACAAAATCTTAATTACCTTGGCGGAACTTATTCAGAGGGGCTATAATGGGAAGTATATTTAAACCACAATCATCAGTTGTAGCGGCAGGTTCTTCTGGAGAAACTAAATACGAAATTCCTGAATATTTTAAAAAAGCACAAGAAGCATTATTTAAAAGAGCTGAAGCTGAATCTAAAANACCATTNGAAGCTTATGGCGGTCAACGAATAGCAGACTTTACTCAAGGACAACGAGATGCAATGAATGTTGCTCAAAACAATTTAGGAGCGTTTGCAAAATCAGGTGCTACTGAAGAAGCTCGAGGAATGATGGATCAGATGCAGGCTGTCGGAGAAGAAAGATTTGAAGGAGCTACTGTAGACCAATACATGAATCCGTACATTGAAAATGTAGTGAATAGGTCTATGGCAAATTTAGGCGAAATAGCAGGGCAACAAAGACAAGGGAGAGATGCTACTCAAATAGGAGCAGGAGCTTATGGTGGATCAAGAGCAGTAATTGAAAATGCATTAGCACAGGAAAGAGAAATGAAAGCTGGTGGAGATTTAACAGCTTCATTAATGGCTGGTGGTTTTGAATCAGGAAGAGGTGCTTTTCAAACTGATAGAAATATAAGAATGAATAATCTTGGTCAATTAGCACAAGCAATACCTGGACTTCAATTACAAAAACAAGGAGCGGCAATGAACGAAGCACAAGGTGCTATGCAATATGGTGGACAAGAACAAGCTCTTAACCAAGCTAATTTAAATGAGTTGTATAAAGACTTTATAGAAAAGCAAGGATTTGGAAGAGGTCAACTTGGTTTCTTATCTCAAATAATGGGAGCGGCACCTATAAGAAGTTATGGACAGTCATCTACTGGTTCACAAGATAATGTTATTGGTGGAACTTCACCATTTGCTCAAATAGCTGGAGCTGCAATGACTGGAATGAACTTATAAATTTAAATTAATATGGCAATAGCTAATTTTTTTAACCCTAATGGAACTGCTACAGACGATATAACTCAATTAAAAATGTTATCAGATGATAATAATGGAGAGTTAGAAACAGTCGTTAATGAACAACTTGTTAGTAAGTATGGAAGTTTAGATAAACTTTACGATCAATATCAATCTGAACAGTCAGCTGGAGCTGGAGCTGGTGCTGGAATAGGAGCTTTACCAGAAAGTGATGTAGCTTATAATGAAAAAATAGCTAGATTAATTGCAGAAAGTGGCGGTGGTACTGGAAATGAGATGATGGTTGATTACTTTGATAAACAGCCTAATGCTGTTGGTCAAATGCAAGCTCTTGTAGATAAATCAGGAACGGGAGGAGAAGTTATAAAAGCTTCTGCTGAAGTTGATAATGGAGGTAAGCCTAATCCTGATCCTGATCCTGAAGAACAATTAACTTTTGGTAAAGTAGTTTCACAAATAGCAGGGATACCTTTTCAAGCTGTTGAAGGAATGTATAATAAAGTAGGAAGTGCATATGAAACTTTAACTGACGAAGATAAATTTGCTGCATTTTTACAGTCTCCTCAAACACAGGCTGGATTACGAATGATACAAGAAGGTGGAACACCAAGTTTCGCTTCACCTTTTGCTAAAATGTCAAAAGCTCTAATAGACACGTCAACTTATTTATCAGCGGCTAATCAAGCAAAAGCTGGAACTCCAGGTAAAAATAGATATATAGATATGTTATATCTTCCCGGGAATAATACAATGATAGACAATTATCTTAAATTAATGCCATATAGTAAAGAGGGGGATAAAGTAATATCTTATTATGATTACCTTCAGTCTCAATCACTTACTAATAAATATAATAAAATTACTTTAGAATATGACGGTAATAATAATTTAATAGGTATTGATTCTATTCTTAAACCTAATGATAAAAATTATACTGACGAAACATTTGAAAATTATACAATAGGAACAAATGCAAATTTAGATGCTCTTTTATCTCCAGATATGAAGAAAAAACTAAAAAAGAATAATCTTGAAGGTGGAACGAATAAGATTACAGCTAACGTAGGACCAAGTGGTTTATTTGATATTGATAATATAGAAATAGAAGGATTAAAATATAATAACGAAGAATTTTTTGCGGTATTTGGAGAAAATGAAGCTTTAGATAAAGCTTTA